CGGCCGAAATGGCGATGTTAGTCGGATCCACCGCACTGCCGTCCTCGGTGATCGAGGTCAGTGCGACAACTTTCATCGTCGGCAGGAACAGAATGCTGCTGTCCGGGCCGTCGATGGTCATCGTTTCCGTTTTGACTGGCGAGACGTGCCAGCCGCAGTGATTGCGGGCTATCTGCAGGGCAGCGGCGAGCATCCGTTTGACTTCAGCGTCATCGCCATCGAGGCGACCCTCGGTGAAGTTGGTGACGTCGCCACCCTGCAGGTCTGCCATCAGCTACGTCGCTGCCGTCGGTCACCGTGGCGCCCACCGCGGGCAGGGTCGGCACTGAACTGCTCGAAGTGCCCGCGACAGTGGCCTCATACACCTGGCCGGCCTTGTTGCCTTGAGTGGTCGTCCCGGCTACTACGGTGCCGCCGGAGACGTCGGGGCTACCCGCGACTACAGCGATCTGGCCGACGTTGCCCTGCTCGGACTGAATGGTGACGTTGTAGGGGCCGGTGCCGGTCACCGTCACATCACCCGGGTCAACATTGGGCAGTGCGACGATCGCGTTCTGAATGTTGGTTGCACTCAGGCCGCTGATGGGGATATTGGCCGTCGTCTGCGTGTCGCCTTTCAGCGTCACTGCCAGCTTTGTGTTGCCACCGGTGGCCGTCACCGTCAGGGTCTGCACCTCGTCGGTGCCCTTTACCTTCACCCGCTGACCCACCGTGTAAGCAGTGGAGTTGGCGCGGTCAGGCGGAGGGAATGACGGGTTGTTGATAAGTGCCACGCCAGCGTAGTCCTTATCGCTGGCCGTCACCGCGCGACCGAGATAATCGGTGGCGTTCGACGAGCCCGGATTGTCGTTCTGAAGTGCCCGGCCGAGCGAGTCGCCGAGCTTCGTGGTGGTCGTCATGAATCAGTCCTTTTTGTCGAGTGCAGACTTGAACGCCGTTTTCTTCGCCGGAGCGGCTTTCTTGGGGTCCGACTCCGATTCCGGCTCGGCCTCGGGCTCGGGCTTCTCGTCAGGCGCCGACTTCTCGTCGTCGTCGGACTTCAACTCAGCCTTGGCCGCTGACTTGCGTGCACGCTTCGGCCCGGCGTTGCCGGGGTCGGCATCGTGCAGTACCGACCCCAGCTTCTCGCCGTTGCGAACGAACACTTACGCCGCCACCAGCGGGACGATCGCGTCGTCGTTGATCATCAGCGGAGTGAAGTAGCCCAGATAGGCCACCTGCACACCGGCCACCGACGGCTCAACCGCCTGCAGCGTGCCGACGCGCTGCTCGTACACCTCGAGCGCCGCGGTGCTGAACAGGAACGCCTCACCCGAGGACAGTCCGGCCGACATCACCAGGCTGACGCCCGAGATGGTGCCCATGGCGCCCTGTGCGAAGCTGTTGGCGTTGAAACCGGCCGACTGTGCGTTGAGCGGGTTCACCGGGGCGAACAGGCGACCGAAGGCACCCAGGCGATCCGGCGCTACGGCGAGCACCAAGCGCCCCTGGCCGCGGACCGCGGTGTAGGCCACAGCGGCTGCGTTCCATATCGCACCACTGATTTGGTTGGCGATCGTGTCGCCGGCTGATGGCGTCTCGTCGTAGTTGACCGCCGTAGTGGCCGTGGTGGCCAGCAGATCGCAGGTGGCCGCCTCGGTCTCGATGGCGTACTGCGCCGCGAGGTCGTTGACGATCAGATCCAGCGCCGCGGGGGTGCTGAAGTCGATGTTCTGGCGTGACACGTTGACGTAGCCACCGTAGGTGACAGCCTCAGCCGTCAACCGATCGATGACCATCTTCTGGCTGGTGAGCTCCGACTTCTCATCGGTCTTCCCGCCGGCTGCGCCCTGCTTGCCGACCGCGGTGTGCTGCGTAACGCGGGGGCGGTGGAACGTGGCCGATGTCAGCGGCCGGGGGCCCAGCGTCGACACCAGCGGTCGTGCCGCATCGATGAAGTTGATGACCTCGCCCACGACCGGATCGGGGATAAGGCCGAGGTTGTCCGACGTCTTCTGGTGGGCCGCGGCGCGGTAGTAGGTCTCGAGCCGGTCGCCCGCTTCGCGGTTGCCGTTGTGGGCGTTCCAGATATCGAGAATGTACTCGCCACCGGAACGGTATTCGACCTCACCGGTGACCGGCTTGCCCTTGTACTGCTGGACGGCCTGGTCGACGGCGGTCGACATACTGCGGGTCTCGAAGGCTTCGCGGTTGATGCCTTCGATCTGCTCGAGCTGGCCCTTGATCGAACCCATACGCGAACGCGCTTCGGTAAGGATCTCGGACTCGCTCTCGTCGAGGTCGCGTCCGCCGGCGTTGGCGCGCTGAATGATGCCGTTGACCAGCGTGGTCTTCTCGTCGAGCTCTGTCTGAAGGCGCCGGATCATCTCGTCCTGCGCGGTAACTGCGGTGGGCATGGTTGCCTGACCTTTCCTGATATGGGTGTGTATGGGTTTGTGCCCAAACGGCTTACGCGCATCGAAATGATGCAGATGACCCAAACAGTCAGAGTGCGCTCAACCAGCGCCCCAGCCCAAACGGCTGATTATCGGCAGTTTAGCAGCGAATTAGGCAGATGATGTATTAGTCCGGCCATTAGCCCACTGCATAATCGGATCATTGATGAACTGATCCATCAGTGGTGTTGCAAGCGGACTTGCGATGCTCGGATCGTCCTCGCTGCGCACTGAAAGAATGCGAGCGCCGCTGTAGGCCGGTTCGGCGACGAACGACAGATGATGCAGGAAAGCCCGGTCGATGCGACGTGTCTTCGTGTAACGATCAAGCCGCTGATCGCGATTAGGATTCTTGATCTGGAATCCCACGCTCGGCGACACCGCTCGCTCACTAGCCAATTCCAGCGTGTCATTTCCGATAGATGTCTTCGCCACCTGCACCTTGGTAACCAGGCCCTCTTCGCCGTCGACAGTGCCTGATCGTGCCTCGACGATACGGCCGATCAGTTGCCCGTTGTCGTGATTCGGGTTAGGGATGACCAGCGATGCTGTCGCGGGAATGCTGCGCGCCCGTGGGCTGGTCAACCATTTGTCGAGACCGTCGAAAGCGGTGCGGGAAAACACTTCGTTCCACATGTCGTTGTTGAACATGACCGCGGCCGGCTGCTCATCAGGAACGGCGATCAGGGTGATGGTGCGATCGGGAAAACTGACACCGTCGATCGCGACATTGGAGCTTCGCGTCTCCACCTCGGTTGAGATCTTGGGCACCTCGTCGCTGCGGTTTTCGGTGCTGTTGCGATCCTTCTCGGCTGCGGCGTCACACTCGGCCAGGATTGCCTTATCGCCATGCTCGTTAGCCCATGCCCGGACTTTTGCGATGATCTTCGCCGGGTCAGGGGCGTGTCCGCGCAGTTGTAGCGCATCGTGTGCGCTTTTATGGTCGAACACCGGATACTCGCCATGAGATCCGCCGTGGGTATCGCGAGCCTTTTGACTCGGGGCGCCCGATGGGGTCCGCATTGCATCAGCCATTAGTCCGCACTTCCTGTCAGGGCTTGCGCCGCCGTACCTGCGGTGCTTCCGTAATATCGTTCCATAATTCTGATCTCATCAATGGTGAGAGCTCCGATACCGCCCGTTTCTACCGGTCCGAGCTCTTTGTAGATTGCCGCGCGCTTATCCAGCGGCAGCCGGGTGTAGTCGTCGCGGTTCAATTCGACCGACTGTCCTAACGGTAGGAATTTGCCCGAAATCGAATCCATCACCATTTTTGATTTCGGCCGCAGGCTTGAACGGTCGTGGAAGTCGAACAAATCGGAGATGTTGCTGTAGGTCAGGCTGCCGCTGGCGCCCGCGAGCCCGACCAGAAACGGGGGGATGCCGAGCAATACGGCGATGCGCGACTCGCTGAACTGCGACAATTCCAGCAATGCCATCTCTTTGGCGTCCATGGTGCGGGCCTGATTGAGCGTCGCGCCGCCCGACACCAGTGCAGGCTGGCCGGCGTTCTTTATGCGACTCTCAATCCACCGGTCCATCAAGTCTCGGCCTTCGGTTTCAGTGATGCGCCGCTGAAGTTCCATCCAATACAGCGGTACGCCGCCTGTCTGGGCCAGTGTCGTCGTGTATTTCTGCAACAACGCGATCGTCGTCATCCGCGCGCCCGCTATCTCGAGGGGCCCAACGCCGCGGGGGTGCGTGGTGTTGGAACTGTAGCGAATGTGCAGAATCCGGTCGGTCACATCCTCGGCGCCGATATGGTAGATCCGCTGGCCTCTCTCCATTTCGACGGTCATCAGCCACGGGGGGATCACCCGGAACGCCACCGGATAGTTATCACTACCCATCGACCCCCATGGCATGACGAAGGCTTCGCCCAGCTGAAAATCCCAGAACAACTGTTTGAAGAATTCCCCCCAACAGTTATAAATTGTCGGATCCGGGTTTGACATCCACGTTTTCGGCTCGATGATCCGGCCATTCTTCAGCCGGTACACCGGCATCGCCGAAACGATGTTGCTGCTCATGTCCAGGCAGGCCCAGGCGATATCGGCCAGTCTGTTGATGCCCGTATTGACCTTCCAGTCCGGGGTCTGCCAGCCGGTCGGCCAGCCATCCCACGGGCTGACAAAGGGTAGTGGCAGAGCGCGGGCCTCCACTTTGTCGCCGGTGAATTCGAGGCCGTCGGGGTCGCCCGGGTTTAAGTCCTCGGGCCCGTTATCGTTGGGGGTTGTTGGCGTGTTGTTCAGCCAGTTGATCGCGCTCGTCCAAAAGGCCACTTACGCTACCAACCTTCCCGCCATCGTCCCATGATAAATCACATGATGAATGGTAGGGGTTCCTCGGCCAAACCCCATCTATATAGCGCACCCGCCATGGCTACGGCCGGGCTGATGTCGATGTCGGTGTCCACCTTATCTTCGCGGCGGTCGAATGAACGTACCTCGCCTGTCTGAAGAAAACGCGATTTTGCGTTGGCCAGCGCGAACGTCAATTCTGGCTGCCCGGCATGGGCAACCGTTCCATGCTTGATGGCTTTCTGCAGATTGCCGTAGGCGGTGGACATATCGGCCTGCGACAGCGTTTTATATTCGATCATCGCTTTGGTTAAATCGGTTTCGAATACTTTGCCTGCACCCGTGATCGACACCTCGACGATGTCATGTTCCTTCATCAGCTTCTCGACCTGCTTGACCACTCCGGCGGTACCCGGGAACGACTTCGTCATCACCAGCACCCGCGCATCGTCAGCGGATGAATCCAGTGGTAGATCGGTGGCCATGCCGATCGATGCCCAGCGACCGTTGGGGCTGGCGTCGAGCACCAACACCGCGCGGTCGGGCTCCTCGGCTTCAACAGCCAGATCCTCCCAGCGGCTCATGTTGAAGTCAGATTCGCTGTCTTCGTCATAGAGGCCCAGGCCCTCCCGGCGCCAGCCGTCGTCATTAAGCTTGCGACGCAGGCGCATGAACGCCTGTGCCGGTGTGCGATGTGGGTAGGACGGGTTGTGCAGCCACTGATCGCGGTCATCCAGATTGCAGCCGTTGTCAGCGCCAATCTCTGCCCACACCAGATCCTCGGTCTCGACCTGCATCGGGCCGTCAGGGCCACCTGCCCATGCCTCTTCACGGCTACGCATCCACTGCTCTGAGTTGTCCTCGGGCTTCGGCGGGGTGCCTGCATAGACGTGGATGCCCAGATTCGAGGTGTTCAGCGTAGCCAACATGTTCTGCATCGCCCGCTCGCTCAAGATCTGGCCCTCGTCAGACATCAGAATGTCGACACCGGGAACGCCTCGACCAAACCCCCGCTCACGGGCGCCGAACAGGATGCGTGAACCATTATGGAATTCAACAGCTTCATCCCCGGAACCGGTAAGCACCCGCTTGATGAGCGGCTTCACCTTCGCGCGGGCGGCGAACGCCTGCATCGATTGGAATGTCTCTTCGTGCGTGTTGTGGGTTGGTATCAGATCGCGTCCAGCAAGGAATAAACCATCGTCTGCTGCGACCTTGATGCAACGTACCGGCCGAGACGCTACCGGCTGAATCGAATCGATGGTGGTAGTGAATCGCCCATTGTTGTTATCAACTTCGCCGACTCGAACAGCCTTACGCTGCAATCGAAATGGCACCATTCCGTCAGACTGTTTTGGTGTGAAGGTTACCCGCCATACCGGACCATGTTTCTGTTCGTTCAGCCTTGCCTTATCCTCGATAATCGTGGCTCGCCAACCGAGCGACCGGGCAAGAAACAGGACGGATTCGCTAAGCTGCCGAGTCGTCGATGTGAAGTAGGCATTTCCCTGAGCGTTGATACTTCCATCGGTGTCCATCAGCCCTTGTAGTAGCGCCAAGCGCTGGGATGTCGCGGCGGTGAGGTATTCGTCGGGGACATGCTTGTTCCCTAAGACGCCGATCGCCGTTAGCTTTCCGGCCAGGGAGCGAGACAGATGACCAGCATTGCCTGGTGCTTTGATGGCAATACGCCATGCTCGGTTAGCGGGTTTCCGAGCGACGGTCAGGTACCCCGTCTTACCGATTTCGGTGCACCAATGGGTCAGATCTTCAGTCGCGCATGTTAGACAAGCGGCCGTGCTACTGCCGTCTCCAAGCCATGCCCCCAGCAAGTATGGATCGACAGACAATTGGCGTTCTGGCAGGTCAGCTAAGCATTTCTGTTGCGGCAATGCGAATCGGTTACGCCCTCGGGGCGACTTCAGGCCAGCATCGTGCATGGCTTTCGTGGTCAGGACTACAGGCGGTCCCTGCCAGCGACGGCGATTCGGCGGGGAGCCGGACGAAAGTTTGTAGTTGGCGTCCGTGACAGTCCAGAGATGGCCGGCATCTGCAATTAACGATCGCCCGTCGCTCATTTGAACTTCGTAGCAGTCGTTGCCGATCATCACATCCTTGACGGCTTCTACCGCAACAGTCGCACCGGAAGGATGAAAAATTTCATCCCCCACGCGAATGTCAGCCATAGTCGTCCACCCACGGTTGGCCGTTAGAATCTCAGTGCTGCAATCCAAGGCTTTCGAGTGATGCGCGGACCAAATAGTCAGTAGGCCAGGGTATTTGACACTCAAGCCGAAGAATGCGCTGGCGAAAAAGTAGGTCTTTCCAACCTGGCGCATTGCCGAAAGATGAAAGCCGCCCACAGTGTGGACGATGATGTTCTCGGCATCTTTAGCCAGTAGTAGTTGTCCAAGGCCGTGCTGCCAGCCGTCGAACTCGATACCCATCTGGTCGCGGCAGATCACATTGGCGATGTGATCCCACTCAGACGAGACGATCCGTGATTTCGGATAGGCCAGTTTCTTGGTGACCTCCGATAGTCGGCGCTTAGACCGATCGGGGATCCCAGCCGCCCGTGGGCGAGTCAGTGTTGGTGTTGCCACTGTTATTGATCCTGCCCTCCTGGCGCTGTCTTTCCTCCATGCTAGTGACCTCCGCGGAGAACTGTTGCAGCCGGTTGGTTAGCGCAGCTACATCCCGCGCTGCACAATCAGGGTCC